TCAGCGCCTCCGATTCCGGGCGGTGATGATCAGCTCCCGCGCCTGGTGCGCCTTGTTGCTGCGGGCAATCGAATAGGTCAGTTGCACCGGCCGCAGCCGGAAGCCGGCGAACGTCTTCCGGATCTCCGGGACGTCGTTGATCGACATGATGAAGCGGCCTTTCAGGCCCCTTAAAACATCCGCCATCTGGGCGTATTCGGACCGCGCGAACAGGCCGGCGCCGTAGTCCTTCTCGCCGCCGAAATACGGCGGGTCGAGAAAAAACAGCGTGTCCGGCCGGTCGTATCGGCTGATGAACTCGGCCCATGGCAAGCACTCGATCGTGACGCCGGCAAGCCGCTCGTGCAGTTCGTCCAGCATCGGTGCGAGCTTCGCCGCGTTGAAGCGCGCCCCTAGCGGAGCGACGCCGAAGGTCCGGCCCGCGACCTTGCCGCCGAAGGTCGTGCGCTGGAGATAGAGGAAGCGCGCGGCTCGCTCCAGGTCGGTGAGCGTTGCCGGGTCGGACGCCTTCAGCCGCTCGAACTCGGCCCGCCCAGTGATCTGCCACTTCAGCATGTCCATAAACGGATTGTAGTGGCGTTGCAGGATGCGAAAGAAGGTCGCCACGTCGCCGGAGCGGTCGTTGATGATCTCGCCCTTCGCCGGCCGCCGCCGGCGCAGGAAAACGCCACCCATGCCCACGAAGGGCTCGGCATAGGTCTCGTGCGGAATCCGCTCGATGCTCGCGACGATCGTTTTCGCAAGCTGCTTCTTGCCGCCGATATAGCCCGCGGCCGGCTTCACCGGCTTGTAGACAACCCTTGAACTCATCTCTTCGAATCGCTCCGGCCCGCCTACGGTCGCCGTGCTGCGCAGCAGCGGCGGGTCGGCGGGAACGGTTTTCCTCGTCGTGCGGGTCAGTCTGCCAGGATCGGCCCGCGGTTGCAGCGTTAGCGCGCTGTCGACCCCCGCCACTACCGCGCCGAGGGGTATTCATCACCGTTTGCTCCAGTACCAGGCGTGCACGACATCGCGGTCGGTCAGCGAACTCGCCGCCTTTCGCTCGCACCGGAATTTCGCCACGTGCCTGAGGCCGGGCGACTGCGCTCGATCGACGCGGACGATCAGGAAGGCAGTGCGGCCACGCGGCGCTTTCACATGCTCGCCAGGCAACGGCAGAGGCCCGTCCCACGTCAACACCGTCAACGTGCAGAGCCCATCACTCATCCAGCGCCTCGTCGAGGCTCGCCGGCATCTCACCAGGTCGGTACGCGAAACCGGGATCGATGCCTTCGGGCACTGTCACGGTTCTCGTGCTGCCGTCTGACAGGCGGACCGTCTTCTCCACCATCTTCGACGGCGGCGCCTTGTCGGAAATCTTCCAACCGTAGCGCCTGAGATCGTCGATCGAGACGCTGTCGACCCAGCAATGGCAGCCCCAGCCGTTCGGCGGATAATGCGTCTGCCAAAAAGGATGATCGACCGGCAGAATGATGCCGTTCCAGCTCTCGTGTAGCGGGCGCGGATGCCGCTGGCCGTCGAAATGGCGGTATCTCAGATACGGCCGCGTGCTCTTGACACGCTGGATCTGCTCCCAGCGGCCGGCCGCATAGGCCGTGCTCATGTTGGTGTCGAAGATCACGCGGCTGCGCCAGCCGCGCGAGCCGTTGTAGCTCCAGCCGTGCTCCTCGACGATCTTGTCGAAGTCCTTCCTGAAGGTCTCCAGCGTCTCGCCTTGCGCGATCGCCTTGTTGACCGCGTCGTGGAAGTCGGCAACGAGCGCGTCCGTCATGGCGCCGGCGACGGTGAAGCTCGACGAATGCTCCTGCTGCCACAGATCGGTCCAGGTGGCGGTCGGAACGTTCGCCTTCTCCCGCAGGAAGTTGATCGCCTCGGCCGGATTGACCGAAAACGGCAGCACCTCGGCATGCAGCGAAGCCGACGGGCAGCCGCACGCGCGAAAGACGGGTGTGCCGTGGCTCCTAAGCATCGGGAATGTTCGCGCGACCGGTCAAATTGGCGAGCACACGCGCCAACCGGATCAAACCAGCAAGCCTGTACTCGGCAAGGCCGGGTTTCGCCCGCGCGAGTTCATCACGAACCTGCTGCAACGAGCCGGAGCGCTCAACAATGGCCCGAACCTCGTTGATCACGGCGTCAGCGCCGTGGCCGCAGAGCCGTTCGGCCTGGTCGGCGAGCGCGGCGATCGGATCGTGCGTCTCGTGAAGGCGAAACGCCGAGTTCAACGCCGGATGCTCGGCAGGATTTCCGACCAGGTTGCCGAACGGGCCGGTCAGGCTCGGTGATGACGCCGGCGCCGTCAGAAGCTGCGCGTTCGGAGGCGGAACGGGAATGCCGAGCAGCGCATTGAAGAACGTTCTCTCCACCTGCAAACCCATCGGCACGAGCTTGTCGACGGAGTTGACGATCAACTCGACATTGGTGTCTTCGGCCCGGCCGATCTTGACCTTTGGGTACTTCTTCTGCGGCCCGAACTGGAGCTGCACCGCGGGGCGAACGAGGTCGCGGTTGAGGATGGCATCGATCGCCTTGGCGTCCGCTCGCTCAATGTCCTCTTCGACCTGGCGATGCTCCTTTCCAACAGCGTGCCCGCCGGCTATCGCGTCGGTCGTCGCGGTTTGCCCCAGCACAGCCTTTGAAATCTGCTGATCGAGCCAGTCGGAGCGCTTGATATAAAGGTCGCTACCGGTGCCGACGTTCTTGGACTCGATGAAATCGATGTTCATCATCTCGGGGATGATCGCCGCGCAGTCGCCCGCGATGTTCGCGACGGCGTTGAACAGCGTGTCTTTGTCGCCTTGCGACGATCCTGCCGGATATTTACCGACGCGCACCGGCTGCCCGAACGTCTGGGTAAAGATCGCCCAGTCCCGCTGCGTAAACGCCTTGAACATCCATGCCCAGAGCGCGATGCGGGCGATGCCGGAGCGCACCGGCAATCCGGACTTGGCGCGGATCACCGTATTGATGAACTTGAACGGCGGAAATGCCGCCTCACCGAGTGAGCCGGTGACCTGGCCGACACCGTCGGCGTCATAGCCGCCGATGATCAGCGGCGTGCAACCGTCGCGGCGATCGAAGCGGAACCACCGGGGATCGCGCCAGGCGAGCTGCGCGACGTTCCAGTCGCCCTCCGACGTATCCCACACGATCTCGACGAAGCTCAAGCCCTTGCCGATTGCGTCCAGGATGTCGAACAGCTCGGCCTGGATGGTTTCGCGCTTCAAGATGCCTTCAATGAACGCGGCGTGCTTCTTCGCATCGGCCGACTCGTCCGCAGCCTCGACCGTGATGTCGAGCTGCGCGACCTGGCGCTTACGCTTACCGAGCACGCCGACATAGTGCAGATCCCGCTCCTCGATCGTCTCCGCCAGTTCGAAGTAGCGCAACGGATCGCCATAATCGGCCGAGCGCAGGATGTTGGCGAGGCGAACGGGGTTGAGACCATCGCCGGGATAGCCGCTGTAGGGCGAGCGGACGCCAGTCGTCGACGGTGCAGCGATCTCTTTGGTCAGGATCTCGCGCTGGATCGGCCGGCCGTTTTGATCGACGATCGATGACGTTGAACCCGCCATTTAAATGCCTCCTCGCAGGTGTGCACCGAGCGGCGTGCGCCACATATCGTCTTGGCCTTCGTCGCCGAAGAGGCCGTGTTCCCTTGCCAGTGCCTCCCGTGACGCCGGCCGGTAGTCGAATTCGATCAGCTGGCTGCGCGTCTGCGCATAGGCCAGCACGAGGGCAATCGCGACGTCGCCATGGCGATTCTTGCCGTCAGCGCCCTTGGTGCGGATGTCAGGAACGCGCGGGATGCCCTTGATGGTCTGCACGATTGCGAGATCGTCGATACCGTCCGCGTCCTTCGGCAGCAAAATACTGCCGTCCTCGAAGGCGCCCTTGAGCGGCGGAAAGTTCTCCAGGTACCACTCGGTCGACATCTTGACCTGCTCGATGCGGAGCGGTCCGTATTTCTGCGCGGCGACCTCGGCGAGGTAAGCGCCGTTGCCTGAGGCGTCCATCTTGCCACCGACGAAACGCGGCAGCCCATCGCAGAGATAGAACAGCACTTGCCGCTGCTGCTCGAACGGGATGTTCGACATCTCGATCCAGAACGGCACGGTCCGCCGCAGCGTCTTGCCGATTTCGATCGGTATCAGCACCGAAAGGTCGAGGTTGCGCGCGAAGTCCTGGCCGAAAGCGTGCTGGCGCTCCGGATCGAGCTTCTTCAACAGCGGTTCAAGATGCTCTTTGCACCATGCCGCGATATCGGCCTCACGATACTCCTTCGGCAGGAAGGTGAACTCGGCGGGCCGCGACAGGCGCAGCACCGGCGCATCCATCACCATGCGCGCCTCGATCAGCGCGCGCGGCAGATAGACGCCGCCGCCCTGCGAGGGAATGCAGAAAAGCTCTTCGTCGGCGGCGTCGCCGTAGGACGCGATGATCTCGGCGCGCCACTTGGCTTCGCCCTCCGGCGTCCACTCCTCGCCCGTAACAAGGCAGATGCGCTGGTAGAGGCCATCCTTCAGCGCGTCGTCGAAATCGTAGCGTTCGACGTGGTAGGGTTTTCTCTTGGCACGCGCGTCCTCGATCAGCCGATTGAACGGGTTGGCCACGCCGAGATGTGTAGAGATCACTAGGACACGGCCGCCCCACATCAGAAGCGCGAGCGCCGCCTTCATCATGGCGTCGAGATCGTCGTGGAACGCTGCCTCGTCGAGGATGACGAAGCCCTGCATGCCGCGCAGCGAGCGTGGCCGGGACGGTAGCGCGATGATCTCGAAGCCGGAGGCAAAGCGGATGCGGAACGCCTGGATGTTGCTATCGGGATCGCCGTCGTCGAAGACGAATTCCTGCACCTCGGAGGCGGCTTCCTCGAAGCTCTTCGCCCACATGCCGCAGACGTCGATGAACTCCCGCGCCATCTCCTTGTTGTAGCCGATGTAGAATACGTCCATGCCACCGGCCGACTTGACGGCCGCGGCGGTGAGCGCGGCATCGGACGCGACGCCCCAGGTCGCACCGATACGGCGTGACTTCTCGCAGATCGTGACATTATGGCTCGCCGTCGAATTCAGCAGCCGCTTTTGATAGCCCAGCAACACACCTTCGATGCCGCCCGCGTCGCGCGCGAGCTGCGCGCCGACAGCCAGGCCGGCGCGGCGCGTCTCTGCCCATTCGGCATCGGAGATGGTGCGGGAGGACTCGGTCATAGCCGAAGGAATCTCATTTCGTTCATGTTTTCAGCAGCACCACATTGTGATTGGCTCCTTGCAACCAGGAGGAGAGAAGATGACGCAAGGTGGACCGGGTAACGAACCGCAGCCCGAAGAGCGGAAGATCAACATTTCCCAATCTCTCAATGCGCAAATCGCAACAGGCGGCTCACTCATGATGGCGCTTCAGGCGGTCCTCAAGTACGCCGTCTGGCCGGACCGGATGAAGATCGATGCTCCAACTCCGAACAGCCGGCTCGAATTTCTCGCCAAGGAGGCACTCCGCGAGATCAAGAACGCAACGGCCAATGGCTTTCCGGCAGCCGACGAGGCAACGGGAAAGCAAACTGCCCTTATGATTGTCGAGCAGATCGCCGGCGCGATACGGAAGGAGATTGAGTCTCGCCATGAGTAGTCTCCCTTAAGACCAGTTCCAGAAGCCTTGCGCACCGGCGGACGGAATCGGTGTGTCGAACCGCTTGACGTCCGTAAGCGGCCAGCCGTAGAGGCTGTGGTCGATGCGGTCGCTGTCCGCGATGGGCGTTCCCTTGAAGATGTCGAGCACGCTGCGGGGCTCCCCGATGACGGCCGAGCCGAGCGCGACACTGAGCGGCGCCATGTGCAAGTTGGCGTTCTTGCCGTGCGCCTTCACTGCGGCGAGCATCTGGTTCACGACCGGTCCAGCGATTTCAGCATTGAGCGCACTCTCGCCGCCATCGATGCGATCGAGCAGATCTTCAAGCTCCCGGACGGGTGGCCTGCGCGCGCTCGCGTGGATGACGATGCGTTTGCCAACGAGCTTTGCCAGATGCGGCTTGTCGGTGAACATCCAGTCGCGGAATTCGTGCGGCTTGGCGCCGAGGATGATCAGCGTTGCCCACGGCTGATAGACGGTCAGCGCCTTCGTCCCGGCCGGCAGATCGAGCGCCTTGAGCCCCTGTTCGGCCTTCTCGACCACACGAACCGCCTCGCGATGGTTGTCGCTGATGCGGCCGCTGGTTCGGTAGCTCTCGTAGACGGCCGCTTGCAGCGGCCTCGGCACCATGCGCCAGTGACGCGGGCACATGAAGAAATTGCTGCGGACGTTCGTCTTGCAGCCCTCGATCGGACACTCGTGGCTCATGTCGCATCTTCCTCCTGACTGAAAGACCTTGGTGATGACGAAATGGATCGACGCCGCCACGCCGATTCCGGCGAAGATGATCCAGACAACGAGACACAGCGCCGACAGCGCCTTGTTTCGGCGCTCGGCCCTCAGCCGCGTGTCGCGCTCGTCGAGGTGCCCCCGTGAACTCATGAGGCCTTCTTCTCGATGCCGAGAATCTGGCTCTTGATCGCGTCGACCGTCTCGGCCGTGAGCCCCTTCGTCTTCGCCACGGTCTCGACGGCCTTGATCGCGTTTTCCTTCAGCTCGGCCGCGATTTTGCGGCGTCCGTCTGCGCTGATGCGCTTGGCTTCCTCGGCGTGCTTGAGCGCGCGCGACGTCATCATCAGCATTTCGGCGGTGTCGCCATCGGCGCCGAGCTCGCCGGCGTTGCCGAGCATCTCCGAGATGAGCGTCTTGATCGTTTCCGCGACCATCAGGGTCAGCGAGTTGTCACCGGCCTCGTCCAGCTTCGGCGCGATGATCGCAGCGATCTCGCGGGTTTCTTCCAAGCGCCGTCCGAGCAACGCGACCCGCATGGCGGTGCGGTTGAAAGCCGAGCGCGAGATTTTCTCCGGCAAGGGTGCGCTGGCATCGTTGGCGAGCGAAGCCGCCCTTAAACGGGCGTTGAACTCGTCCAGAATTTCGAGCTGGCTGCGCTTCCGCTCCTTGAGCTGCTCAAAGGCCCAGACCTTGGCTTCATCCGCCCATTCCGGGAGCTTGTCGATCTCCGACAGCCGGCCGCGGCGGGCCTTTGCGTGCTGTGCCATCGGGCGCTAGCCCTCCGGCAGGCTGGGACGCTTGATGCCTTCGATCAGAAGGCGTCGCTCGACGTGCTCGATGCCCTTCGGCGCAAGCGTGACAATCACGGCCGTGCCAGCGCTGACCTTCGTCACCGCGCCCATGTCGACGAGCCAGTTCAGCTCCTCGCGAATCCAGTCGCGCGATTTGGCGATCGCAAACGACTCCAGCACCTCTTGAAGCATGCTGTCGCTCGACGAATAGTTCGACTGTTGATGCAGCCAACGCAGGATGATCAGCCGCGCGTGCTCTCGAATGATGTCCCGTCCCATCAGCTCATCACCTTCTCGACCATGGCTTCCTGGATGCGATCGGCCATCGCGGCGATCGGCTTCATCCGCTCGGTCAATTTGCCGACCTCGGTCTGCATGCCCGCCAACGCCATCTCCAGCCGATGCGTGACATCCTTGTCGGGCAAATGCGCCATGTCGGCTTCGAGCTTGACGACACGGTCCTTGACCATGTCGCTCTCAGCCTTGACCACGGACGTGCGCACGATCGCGGCTTCGCGATCATCCTTCTGTGTCTTCTCGATCGAATCCAGCCGCGCGTCGATCTTCTTCGCGCGACCGTTGAGGATCGGGTAGAGAAACGCAGCGAGCGCTATGGCGATCGACACCCACGGCGCCCAATCAATAAAGTTCACGTCTCACTTCCCCTTTGCAAGCCGCTCGCGTTGCCGCTTCTGGCATTCACGCGTGGCGTCGGTGTTAGCGTTGGCTTCGCCGAGCGCGACGGCGTATTCGCCGATCTTCTGCCACGGATCGCTCTGTTCGGTGACGACGGGATCATCGACGTTCCGTGCCAGATCTTCGCAGGCGCGCGACAAGGCCACGCTTTGGTTTGGTCGTGACGGCGCCGGCAGCTTGCTTTCGACGTTGGAGGTCGTGCAGCCAGTCGATGACGCCAGCACGAGGAGCGCAACGGGCAGCGTTAGGATCGCTGCCAAACTTCTCCTGGTACACACTGAGTTTACCCCTTGCTTCCTGTGCCTGCGCGTCCGCGTCTGCTTTGAGGTCCGCGGCATCGGCAGCCGCCTTGACCTGATTGCCGAGCTGAAACTCCTTGAAGGCGAGATCACTCTTCGCTCGTTCCAGCTCGCCGCGCGTCCGTTCGGATTTGACGCCGATCAGGAAGCACAGCACCGCGAACGACAGCACACTCACGAGGCTGGCCGCTTGCATGTACGGCTTCACGCGCGGGACGATCAGCGCGACGAACGGCAGATGCGCGATGGCAAAGCTGGCGGCGGCCAGCGCGGTGATGGTCAACAGCGCTGCTGGCGACGTCGCGATTGACCGGAACATCTCGGCGCTGAAGCGATTGATTGCGTCGAGAACGTCGAGCGGCCATTGCGGCATGCCGAATGACAAGAAGAGTGCGATCATGCCGGCTGGCCCTCCGGCACGTCTGCCCGGATCTCGCCGTCAATTGCCTGCCGCGCCTTCTTGGCTTTCATGCTCGACCAGAGCGAATAGAGGAGCGCGCCGACGCCGGCGAGCACGCAAAGGATCACGATGGCCGTGTAGATCTTCATCAGCCAGTCGGACGAACCGGCGATCGGTTCGACCTGGTCTTTCACGCCCTGGAGCATGGTGCCGACCGTGCCGGAGCCGACACCGCCCTTGACCGCGTCGCCGGCATCGATCGCGGGCTGCGCGACGTCGCTGGCGTAGGCTTTCGCATCGCCCTGGTCGAGGTGCGCCTCGATCGGCTTCGGTCCGACTGAGCCAGTCGCCCAGGCCTGGCCGATCTGCTTGACGTTGGCGACGCGCTTGCTCCACCCGGAGCCGAAGGTCGACCAGGTCGAGAGATGCTGGAGCATCCCCAGCCGCAGGGCGCAGATATCGGCAACGAGTTTGTCGTGGTCGGGATGCGCATTGAGCGCGGCAAGCGTTGCTTCGCCCAGATGGCCGTCGCAATCGTTCATGCGCAGCGCTCGCTGGAGCCACTTCACCGCCTGGAACGGGCCGGAGTTCACCGCCGAGTCGAACATGACGATATCGACGCCGGCCGGCAGGTCGTCGCCGCGGATCGCGTTCCAGTACTGCGCACGATAGATCTGGTCGCGCTCGCGCTTCCAATCGGCGGTGCCGCGCATATCTGGCGTCAAGGCCCGGCGCGGCTTGCCGCTGCGATCCCGGAAGCCGTCATAGACACGTTGAATGATGCCTTCCAGCGTAACGCCGCCGGGATCGCGGGGATGGTTCGACCAGCCGCCTTCGTAACGAAGGATAACCGGCATGCACTTGGGGAAGTCGGTCCTCATTCGAGCATCTTTCCGAGTTTCTCGATGATGACGTGCACGCGCCCGGCGTCGATCATGCGCAGAATGCGAGCGGAGCCCCGTGAGAGGTCGATGTCGACGCCAGTGGATTTGGCAGGGCCGCGGTCGTTGACGCGACAGATGACGCTCCGGCCGCGCCAGTGGACCCGCACGAGCGTGTCGAAGGGATAGGTCCGGTGGGCACAGGTGAGATCGTCGGCGTCATAGGTCTCGCCGTTGGCCGTGTAACGGCCGCTCTCGTCGCCGTACCAGGTCGCGACGCCGGCGTAGATCTCGGCATGGGCGGGCGCGCCGACAGACAACAGCGCGAGGGCCACGCATGCCCGTTTCAAAGATCGTTTGAATGAAGGTTGAAGCAAGCTGGCCCCCGGCTGAGGAGGCCACAATCCCGGAATTACTCGAAAATCCCGACCCTGACAGGTGTCAGGCCGGTGATGATCCGGTGCGCTACTCTCGCACAGGGCGCGCGGAAGTCAAAACAGGTTGCCCTGCTTGTCGTTTTTCTTCTTCCCGTGCTTGGCGCGATGCCGATGCACGGTGCGCTGTGTCAGGCCCAGTTGTTTGGAGATCTCGGTCGAGGATTTGCCTTCTCGATCGAGCTTGTGGACGCGCTCGGCAACCGAACGGACGAACTGCTTATAGGTTCCGCCGACATGCAGCGGAATGTCAATGCGCTGACCGCGACCGTCGACCTCGAAGTGAGCGCAGATCTTGCGGGCCAATTCGATGCCGACGCATTCGACCAGCCAATAGCTCTCGTATCCGTCGAGCAATTTGCTCTGCGCCGGAAAGTAGACGCGCCGCCCGCCGTGCCGCGCGGCAATAGCGAGAGCTGCAGTTTCGCCCGCCACCTCCGCGATCTCCGCCAACACGCCGGGCAGCTTCTCGGTCATTGCCGTCGAGCCTTTATCCGCCTCGGCTTCATCGGGGGGGAAAGCACGGTGACGACGATGCCGTTGACGATGATGTAGTGGTTGCCATCCGCCGCGATCGTCATCTCTCGTTGACCGAGCTGCCCGGCGACGCTGGCGGCGCGGTCGAGGGACTCGGCAAGTTGTCGACGCAGAGCTTCGACATCGAGGCCGCCGACGCGCTCGAGGAAGCGAAGCAGAGCATGATCGCAGACGCGCAGTGGCCGCGGCATGGTTCACCTCGCGCGTGCGCGCCAGGGCGCGTTCGGGCCGGCGTTGACGAAGGACGCGCCGCTCGCCTTTATGGGCTTCGAGTTGAGACGATGCGACCGGAACAGATGCGAGGCGCAATAAGGCACGTCGGCGTCGCTGACCTTCGGAGCGCCGCAGAAGAAGAATTCTGCCTCTCGCGGATCTCCGACCGGCCAGTGACAGCAGGCGTCGTCGAGCTGGGCAAGCGTCCGGCGCTGCTCGATCGGAATCTGCGCATCGACCACGCTTGGCGGTATTGGCCGTTCATTCGCGGGATCGTTGACGCGCACGACGGGTCCGCGTGTGCGGACCCGTCGTTGCCGCGGCTGGCGGACGCCCTTGGCCTGGTCCGTCGAGCCGCGCGGTAGCTTGCGCTTCGGGTCGGCCAGCTCGCCGCGGTGCATCTTGCCGATCACCGCGTTCCGGCTGACACCTCCGATCAAGCCGGCAACGCGCGCGGCCGAGAGGCCGCTGTTGTAGAGCGCAGTCGCTACCGTGACGCGTGTCTCAGTCCAGCCGCGGCCGGCTTCCGCTTGCGCCTGGTGGAGCTTTGGGTGATGCATCGTCATGATGGGCGCTCCTATTCCTGTCGCGCCAGCGCGCCGCGCAGCTTGTTGCCGAGCGCCTTCTGGACATCGTCATGGTCGCGCGTCGAGAAAGCATCCCATCGGTTCTTGCGGGCGATGCGGCCGGCGTAGAACTGGAGATCTTCCATCGGGTCGACGGCTTGGCCGATCGTCTTGACCTCTCCGATTTCGATCAGCTTTCGCCATTGCGCGTTGAGAATGGCGCGCTTACTGGCAATGACGCGGTCGCCTTCGGTCAGGTCCTCGATATCATCCCGGTTCGGCCACTCGACGCCGCCGTCGCGCTCAAGCCATGACTTCAGGCCTTCGATCGCGCTGGATGCCGCTTTCGCATCCTTCAAGAAGCGCACATGGGAAACGCCAGTCTGCCGCTGAAGGAATGCCAGCATGGCGCGGTCGGTGCGCTCGCGGACGATGCCGAGATTGTAGCCGGCGATCCAAAGTGCACGGAGCTTGCCGCCGAGCGCGCTATCGAGGCCGGCGATAGCGCCGCGGATGTTGGCCTCACCGGCGACGCTGCGCAGATCTTCGATCACGCGCCCGGCCTCACTGGTCGTCAGCTCCTTGGCCGAACGCTTTCCGCCGGCCCGCTGTGCGAGGAAGTCCCGATAGGTATCATCGTCAAACTTCGCTTTGGCCTTGAGCACGTGGATGGTGGAGATCATCAACGTTGTGGCGAGATGGGCAGACAAAGGCATGGGTACTTTCTCCTGTTGAGCGCTTTTTGGTGACTGGTTACGCCGCGACCTGGCCTTCGGCTGCGTCCAGCAGCAGTGCGACCGCATCTGCGACCACATCGTCGGGCTTCTCGCCCATGTCCGTGCAGTAGCGGCGCAGCTGCGCGTCGAGCGCGAGCGGCAACTCGTAGCCGCCCGTGCGCGGGCTCGCCTTGTCCAGCACGGTGATGGAGCGTGCGCGACCTGGCAGGAACGTGATCCAACCGCGCTCCTGCAATCCACGCAGAACCTCGGTGACGCGGCCGGTCGATTTGAATCCGAACATTTTTGCGATCTCCCTGTAGCTGGGCGGTTGACGATGCTGTTCGATGTGGCGCTCGATCCCTTCCAGGAATTCGCGCTGGGTCGTGGTGAGGCCTATGCGAATGGCTGGGTTGCTCATGTTGCCGGCTCCGACGTCTCCGGCACTTTCGCGGTGTCCGGCTTGATCTCGAAAGTCTCGACACCCTTGGTGATCTCGACGCCGTCGACAGTCTCTGCGAGCTTGGGATTGCGCAGCATTTCGACGCGGTCGATCTCGACGGCCGGACGCAAGAACTTCTTCAGCTCCGGATTTTCAGAGCGCTTGAGCAATTCGAGGACGGTCTCTTCTTTGCCCTTGATGGTCACCTTCGCCGGCGTCCAACGCCACGAGGCCTTGCCGACGTCGAGATCCGCGGTCTTGGTCCGCCCGTCGTTGGTCAACTGCTTGCGGTTGGCCTCGCAATAGACCTGAAGCGCGAGCTCCAACTGCTCGACCTTCGCGCGCGTCGGCTCGGCCCCGACCGCAGCGGCAAACTTGATGCCGGCGATCTTCTCATTCATGTCGAGTTCGAGCCGGTCCAGCTCGCGCAGCGCAGCGCCGTACTCGGCGAGAAGCGCCACGGCACTTTCGCGATCCTGCGGAACGCTGATTGCATTGGTCTTGCTAGGGGACATCAGACTTTCTCCGGTGGTGATGGGACGGTTGCGGGGGAACGGCCGAAGCCGAGCGCTTCGAGCGAAGCGCCGGCGATGGCAATCTTTTCGCGGGTCTCGCGGAGCAGATCGGCGCGGGCGGTGCTGCCCTTCGGCTGGTCGTCCATGAGGTTCGCGGTGTTGAACATGTCGTAAGTGCTTTCGGCGATGTCGCGGAGCCGCAGCAGGAAAGCCGCCATGGCGATGATCTCCACGATCGAGGCATTCATCGCGAAGCGCTGCTTGGCCTGGTGCGTCGAGTGGTTGACGATCGCCGCGGCGACGGCTTCCGGATCGACGGCGGAGATCTGCGCGGCAAGCTTGCTTTCGATGAGTTCGGCGGATGTGCTCACGATGCGCCTCCGTCCGTCGTCGAACGCGACAGCATGCCGGCGATGATCTTGTCGAGCCGCACCTTGGTGAGCGAGACGACCTTCGGATCGCGCCCGCCTGTGAGGTCGATCGGCACGACGTTCTGTTCCGGCAGCTCTGCGCGCAGCGCCGCGTCGAACGTGTCGTTGGCGACACCAAGCTCCATAAGCCCGACCTGGGCCATGACAGCGCGCAGGTCGCGCTTGAATTCGGCGGCTTCATAGGTCGTCATCGGCGCGCGACCGGTGATCATCGCGTCGAAGCGCGCGTAGAGTTCTTGCAGCTTCCGGGTGGTGCCCATCATCGCGGCACCTCCGGCAGACGCGAGTTCGGACACCTCGGCGCACCCATGCCGTGGCAGGAGCGATAGCAACGGCCGCTCGCCTCCGAGGAAAACGGCGGTGTGACCTTCTGCAAGTCCAGGCACTGATCCCGCCCGATCTCAGCATAGACGGGGCACATGACTTTCGCGCCGAGCAGCGCGCCGCGCACCTTCTGCTCGACGGCGCCCATGTCGCCTGGATATTTGTTGGCGAACACGTGCGAGAGGACGGCGGGCGAGTAGCCGATGTTCTTCGCCGCGCGAGTGGCGGTGATGCGGTCGGCTTCCTCGGCCAACGCTTGTATCCAGTCCGGCGCGGGATTGCCCCACGCCGCTAGCGCCTTCTGGACGAAGGTCTGTTTCTCGTACCTCACGACTTCACCTCTCTCGCGATCGGCGCGGCGCCCATGAACTTCTTCAGGTTCGGGTCCCAGACCGACTTGCCGTTGATGTGCTTGAGGCTCGGCGGCATCGGCCCGGTGCTCATGCCCGGCTTGAGACGCCAGGCCGAGGCGCCGCCTTGCCCTTTGACGCCGCCACGCCGCGTCGTCTTGGTGACGGCGAGATAGCCGGCCTTGTGCAGCCGGCGCACGAAGCAGCCCGCCGTCTGCTTGTTCGGCTTCAGGTCCTCGGTGGTCGCGGCGAACACCAACTCGTCCAGGCTGAAGCCCGTCGTCAGGTTGCGCATCGCGATCCAGAGCTGTTCATGCGCGGTGGTGGTCGGCACAGGGCTGCCATCGGGACGCAGTCGCGGTGCCTTTAGAGGGTGCTTCAAGAGCTTGTAAAGCGGTGTCGGATATTTGCCCTTGATGGCGTGGTGCCGGGTCGCGATGCGCTCGACGAAGCCGGCGGCGACCAGTGCCGTCAGATACTTCGAGATGCACTTGACCGACACGTTGCTCATCCCATCGACGTCGGCGACGGTGAAACAGCCTTGCTCCTTGTCGAGCCTGACCATGATTTCCCAGAAGCCTTCGAAGCCGCGCGGCACGCGGACCGGAAGGCTCGCACTGTCAAAGTGCTCCTTGTGCATCAGGCGGCCCTCACGATCCGGCGCGGAAACTGCTCGATGTCGCGCTGCGCCGGCGGCTCGCCGGTGTAGAAGTCCTGGTTGCCCCAGACCTTGAGATCGAGCGCCTTGTGGCTACGGTTGCGCGCGTAGTCGGCCACCCTTTCGAGGTTGACGACGATGCGCCTCGCCCGGCCACCGGAACGCTGGCGAATGGTATCGAGCAGATCGTCATCGATCCTGACCGCCGGCACGAATGCCTTGGCGAGCACACGCGCGTCGTCGAGATCGCAAGGCTGCGCCGGAAACCAGTCCAGCACGCGGTTGTGCATGCGCTCGACGGTAAGCAGCTTGGCCGGAAGTTTCTCCTCGCCGATCAGGATGATCGGCACGCCGGACTCCTGCTGAAGTTCGCGGATCACCTCGATCATGTTCTTGTCGACCAGCTTGTCGGCTTCGTCGACGATCAGCGGCCGCGAGGCATCGGCTCCGAGCGCGGCTTTCGCCAGCTCGGCGAGATCGGAGGCGCTCCAGCTCTTGCGCACGGTCTCGCCGCACTCCTTCAGGATGTGACGGAGCAGCGCGCGGCGCGTCCAGGTCTCGCCGACCTCGATGCGGCGGGCCTTCACTTTCATCTGCACGTACATCGAGGCCCAGCTCTTGCCGAGGCCGGACGGGCCGTGGCAGACGCCGAAGCCTGGGAGATGCGGCGCGCGCTCGATCAGCTTGACCGTCATCGCCATGAAGGACGCGACGTTCTTGAGGGCGACCGGGCCTTGTGCGGGTGTGTTCGTCATGGAGTCCTGACCTTCCATTGGTGGTTTATGAAGACGAGGCAGCCTCGTCGGTTGATGCGATCTCGCCGTAGACGGCGAGGAAGCCGCGGTACACAGAGCCTTCGCGGAAGCTGCCGAGCCAAAGCAGCTCGTCCGGTTCGACGAATTCCTTCGCTGCGATGCGCGCCTCAAGCGCGCGTGCGCGATTCCAGAGCTGGTGATCGGTCTCGACCGGGCGCAGCGACTGGACGTTCGCCGGCATGAGCTGCTCGGCGCGGAGCTGTTCGGCCAGCGCTGCGATCTCCGGCGCGTGTGTCGCCTCGACCGGCGTGTGCGCGACGCGCGCGGCCGCGAGTGCGGGCGTGTCGTGGGTCTCGACCGGCTTGGGGAATTCAATCAGCTTGCCGTTGCTGGCGGCGAGCTGTGCCTGGCGGTGGATGGCCGGCGCGAAATCCTTCGCCCTGATCTTGCGCGCGGTCTTCTTCACCGCGTCCATGCTGTCGTTGATCAAGCGCTTCTGCTCGGCACGTGCGGCGGCAATGGCCTTGGCCGGATCGATGCCGGCAAGCTCCGGCGCGATGGCTTCGCCGAGATAGGTCTCGCCGTCCTCGGTGTAGACATAGGCGCGGCCCATGTCGGCCGGGTCCATGCGGATGAACACGGTCTCGCCGACGTCGAGGAAGCCGCCGATGTAATGCGCGCCGTCGATGCGCAGGCCTGTCTTGGTGACGGTACGCAGGCCATCCTTGCCGGCGACCGGCGCGAGGAGCATGTCGAGTGCGCGCACGTCCTCGATCTTGCGGATGCTGCCGGCCGCCATCGCTGCCGCCTCGAATGGTGTCCGGCCGCCGAGGCTGGCATGCGGCTTGGTGCCGTAGACATCACGGCACCAGGCGTCGAGGTGAGTTTGCAGCTCGGCCGCGGACAGCGCGACCTGGAAGGTGTCCTCCGGAGCGTCGCCGAGCCGGGCCGAGAATGCCTTGCGGTTCTCGATCACCTTGCGGTCCGCGACGCTGTGGCCGATGAAACCTTCAAGCGTGCGCATCAGGCCGCGCTGCATGGTGCCGATCGCGCGCTCGACATGGCCCTTCTGCTCCGGGCTGAAGGGGGCCGACTTTTCGTGGTCGATGCCAAGTGCCGCAAACAGGCGGCGCGTCGCGTGCGCGATGAAGTCCGAGCCGTTGTCTGTCTTGATCCGCTCCGGCACGCCCCAGGCAAGGATGGCCTTGCGGATCAGCAGCCCGACCGCGGCAGCGCGCGGGGTCTCGGTGACGAGCGCGACCAGGCGCCGCGAGTAGATGTCTTCGCAGACATAGATCGCCTGGCGGCGACCCTCGGTGGTCATCACGTCGGCGGGCGATGCGTCGATCTGCCAGATCTCGTTGAAGCGCGCAGCCGGCTGCGCCACGCGCGCGGCGAACCGCATCGTGCTCTTGAAGTTGTCGGGGTTGCGGATCGATTCGAGCGCGACGCGGAAGGTTGTTCGCCAGCCCTTCAACGCGGCTTGAAAGGTGCGGATCGGCGGCAGCTCGACAACCTGGTCGCCGACCTTCAGCTCCGGGAAGCTGTCTGCGACCAGCGAGCGGATATGATAGGCGGTGAGCTGCGGCTGCTTGGCGACCAGGGCGAGGATGTGCGTCCGCACCTGGCCATCATTGGCGCGATCGAGCACGCCGGTGCCGCGGCGGGCGGCGGCGCGATCGACGCCGAGTTTCGACTTGTGCCCGGCCTTGGCGGCGGCGCGCCAGCGCGCCAGCGTGCGCGGGTTGAGGCTCTTCACCTCGCTCCTGATCCACGGCGCGATATCAAGCTGGCCGGTGTTGTAGAGGTCGCAGAGCTGGCGATCGGCGCGCTTGTGGCCGACATTGGCGTCACGCGCGATGCGATCGGCCTGGCCGAGCAGCGCAAGGCGGGCATCGCGCGCGTTAGCGGCACCGGCGGTGACGTTGACGGCTTCGGGCTCGCTAGCAGCTTCGCGGGCCATTGCTGCCGGAATCTCGACAGCTTCAATATGCTTGCCGACATAGGCGGCGCGTGCCTGCGCCGGCAGCGATTCCAGCGCATATTCCACACCGCCGCCGCGCCCTTGCCGTGCGCGTGTCTGCCAGCGTTCGCGTTCAGCCGCGAACTGGATGCCGCGCTGCGAGGCAGGCAAACCTGGCAGCTTCTCTGCGGCGATCTCTGCGGCTGACAAGAACATCTTCACGTCCAAACTTCCCCCGTGCCCAATTCTGGGCGAGCCCGTCCGCCGCGCGTTCAGCGCGAGCGGTCGTCGTAATCCGAGTGCTGCGGCCAGAGCTGGCTGGCTTCGTCATGGCCGCGCGACTTGCCGCAGGTGACGCCGATGCGGAAGCTGATCCAGCAAGCGCCGATCAGCACCGGCAGATAGAGAACGGCGAGCAGCGTGATGATGATTTCGAGCTTGCTCACGGGCGCGCCTCCGGCCTCGCGAGGTGCGGATGCTCGCCGAACCAGCGGCACTCGAAGCACGCCGGAAAGCCATAGCCGTCATCGACGGCCATGAAGACTTGCTCGCCGCAGCCGGCGCATTTGAATTCGATCGAGCCGTCAGCGTTACACGTGATCTCCGGGACGGCTTCATCAGCTTCGGCGGCGATCTGCTTCAGTGTCTTCGCGTCGTGGGGCAGCTTGCAGCCCTGCCGACGCCGGCCATTCTCCTCGAAGGCCGCACGCCCTGCATCAGTAATGCGGACCAACTGCGAGCCCACACGGCGCAGCAGTCCGATCGTGAGTAGGCTTTCGACCGTGCTCGGCTTGAACCAGAGGCCGTTGAACGTGAACTCCCAGCGCTGGCCACGTCTCTTGAGTCCGCCGCGGCCATCACCCTGGATCGCGTACCAAAGCGCGCTCGCCTGCGATCTGTTTAGAAGAATCGTCGTCACTTGCTGGCCCTCCATTTTGCGTCTGCCTCTTCTTCGAGGCTCTTCAGGCGCGCGATTTCTTCGCGCGCGATCTCGCGCTGGATCAGCGGCTCGAAGCGGTTGCTGATGGCGATGAATGGCGTGTCCTGGACCGCGGCGTTGATCAGGCGGTCGTCGCCGGTCACGGCGAGGAGTGCGATCAACCGATGCGCAGGGATGTTGCTGCGCTCGTTGGCCGGCGAGGAATACTGGTACAGCACGTCGGCGGTGACCTTCTCGCCGAGGTAGTTCGACATCTCCTCGGCGATCTCTTCGCGCGAACGGCCGGATTCCTTGATCGCCTCGGCCACCGCGCGGGCTATGCGGACGGAGACGCGATCGGCGCGAACGCGCTCCTGCGAGAAGCGGCGCGCGACCGGAGGCAGCTGTTCGTCTGGCGTGCGCGGCCGTGTCACTTCCGCGCCTCCGGCAGCGGGATGACGGCCCAGGGCTTGCTGCGCGTCACGGCATAAGCACCGAGATTGAGTACGGCGCACACAAGAGCTGCGACCGCTTCGTCGTCATAGGCGCGCGCCTTGTCATGGCGCCCTGTTGTCGCGGGCGCGGGATAAGTCCCCGTGTTGCGATAGCGGCCGACGAAGAACCGTTGCCGGCGTCCGTCCATGCGGGCGATGCATCGCTGCGTCACGGCCGCACCGTCGCGATCGAGACGGCGTGCTGCACGCGAATGATCCCGGCGCGTTGCTGATCATGCGCGCTGCCGGCGACTAGCACGAGGCCGGCGACGGTGAGCACCGCGACCGCGATCAGGCTGCGGATGGCAAGGGTTGTGCGCGCGCTCATTCGCAGAATCCCTGCATCTGAGCGAGCGCGCGCGGAATGATCAGCGTGTAAGCGGTGCCCTTATCGTTGGAGCCGATCGCTATGCCGTCATAGCCGAGCGCGTGCTCGCGCCCGTCGGCGCGGTCACGCACGACGAGGCCGAATCGGTCGACCCTGACGAGATCGACATCGACCTGGACGCTGGTATCTGGGTCGAACGGTGAATGGTGCGAAGTCATGCGCGCCCCCGTCCGAGTTCAGATTCGCCGTGCAGTTCTGAATCGACCGCCGCGCCGCGCCCGGTAGAACTACGGCTGCCGGAGAGTTCAGTCAGGAGTACCCGATGGCACCGCGCCGACACGAGCACCGCCGCCCGATCCTCGACCCGCATCATGTCGGAGACGACTTCGCCTCCGGCTGTGACGTGCAGGATCACGAGGACTGGCTGCGCCTGGTGTGGTGGGTGGACGTCCCGGCCAACGGCAGCGGCGCCCGATGCAAGGTGCGCAGCATCGTGCTGCCGCGAAGCGCGCTGCCCAATGTCATGCAGGAGATGCGGGGCGGCGCTGGACATGGCCGCGACGCGCGGCGGCATTGATGGTGCGGGAATCATGCCGCCCTCCGTCGCCGCGAAGCGTTTTTACGCGGTTTAACGGTCGCGCATTTCGCGAGGAGCTCGAGCGTGACCTCGGGTTTTCCGAGTTTGGCGGCGGCGGCGATGATCCGCGGCCAATAGGCCGAATCGATTTTGTTTCGGTGCTTCATGACGCGGACGTGGCCGTCGTCGATGTCGGCGGCGGCACCGAATTTGGCTGGTCCGCCGAAGTATTCGATTACGTCTCGGAATGTGCGCATCCCAAATCGCTACAAAATGTAGCGATTAAAGTCAAGACGGCACGTAACGATCTCGTAGTTACAAGATGTAACATGGACGAATCGGCACTACGCAAGGCGCAAGGCGAGCGGTTGACGGCGGCTAGGAAGGCGGCCGGCTATCGCTCGGCAAGGGAAGCTGCACTTGAGAACGGCTGGAAAGAGAGCAGCTACCGGACGCACGAGGCTGGCACTCGAACGATCGGAATGAATGACGCCGAGCGCTATGCGCGCCGGTTCAATCGATCGGGCGCCAAGACCAGCGCCCGTCAGATCATGTTCGGTGATGAGGAGGAGGCTGCGCCGGCCGAGGCTTCTCTGGATGAGCGACGCACGGTTGTCCCTATTATGGGACGCATTGGCGGAGGCGCTCAGATCGAGCCCGACTATGAGCAGGCTCCTCCCGATGGTCTCGACCAAGTCGAACTGCCAATCATCATAGCGGGCGATGTCATTGGCTTCGAAGTGGCAGGCGACTCCATGCTGCCGAAGTATTCGGATGGGACCGTGGTGGTCGTGTTTAGGGACCCGGAGCGCGCCATCTCAAGCTTGTTGGGTGAGGAAGCGGCAGTCGTGACCGCGGAAGGGCATCGGTATCTGAAGGTCCTTAAACCTGGCTCGAAGGCGCACCTCTACAATCTGGAGAGCTTCAATGCTCGACCGATCGTGGATGTGAGGCTTTCTTGGGCTAGCGAGATCGTCGCAATCGTTCCGAAGAGGCAGGTGCGTAACGTCGCCCGACAAAAATCTACGAAGGCCGCCGCTCGGTCGCAGCGGGGAATCGCGAAATGAGGCGGGCGATTGTGGTCGTACTGACGACTTTGCTTGCGTGCTCGCCAGTTGCTGCCGATTGGTCAATCACGTCCTACAAGGATCGCTTGTCCGATCGAGACGTCAAAGTCGCCACCTTACCGGCGAAGGAACGGGATCACGGTGTCTTCGCGCGTCTTGTGATTAATTGCCTTGAAAGCCCGGTTGTCGGTGGTCTCGTTCTATCGATCGAGACCGGTTCGAGGTTTTCGCGTGGGCGCATGGGATTGAGCTACAGGGTGGATCAGCGCGAAGTCGTACCGCGCTTGATGCCTGTAAATTCGAACGGCAACGGCATGTCGAGCTGGGCTCAGCCGGAAGAGTTAGAGGGGGCGAAGCGGATCAGGGTCGAATTGTCTCCCGCTCGATCTCCGACATTGTTCTTCGATTTTGACCTGACCGGGGTCGACAAGGCGATGAACGCGATTCCTTGCGTTCGAACCCGGGAGAAATGGACGCCCTGACCCGGCTCGGAACTGGCGACCCGATTAGAAGCCCGCCCATGCGTTTGGGCGTCGGCGCGCACAAATCCGTCAGGAAGTCTTTGAAGATAGAATTGAAGCCCCTGAGCCCCGGCGCGGGCCTATTCCGCCTCATCCCCTCGGTCGCCATCCCGATCGGGGGCCTTCAGGGCATCGTTTCACGGGAAACCGGTGTTTCACGGCCCATCATTCCGTTGACCAAGCCGCTGTTGCCGGCCGAGGCCGGCGCACCAGCCCTAGCGGCTTCTCTCTGGGCAGATTCGGCGCCATCATGGGCGGTGTCCCCACGCATCATCCAGATCCCGCTCTCGGGCGGCGACCGCAAGGCCCAGGCCAAAGGCATCCGCCAGGCGCACGGCCTGCACGCGAGCTATTTCCGGGAGTCCGTACTGATCCGGGAAGCCGCCGAGGCCAAGCTGCGCGACGCCGACCGGCTGGAGTGCGACGCGTGGAATGCGATCATGTGGGCTGGCGGCCCGGCGATGCCATCGCCTGGCGAAGCCCAGGCGAACCCGACGATCGCCAAGGCGCTCAATGCCGGCTACGACCTGGTCGAGGCCAAGTGCAACCGATGCCGGCGGATCTCGCTGGTGTCGCTGCGCACGATCAAGCGGCCGGCCTACACGCCGATCTGGAAGCTGGAGCCGGCGCTTTATTGCGAGCCGTGCTCGGACGTGCGAGGCCGGCGGCAGCGCGCCCATATTCTGCGGCTGACATTTGCCAGGCCGGACGGCGACACGACGGAGAAGGCCCAACGATGAAGTACGCCACTTATGGTGCCGCCGAGGAGCTGCGTCGATGAAGCGGGATATGGATTATGTGCGAGAACTCTTGCTGAAGATCGAAGCATCGCCAGACCCAATTGAGGATACAGACGAACTTGAATCCCCCGATGCCTCCCGCGAGGCGAAGCGCAAGCTTTGGTATCATTTGGCGATGTTGATCGACGAGGTCGGTCTCATTAAGGGGCAGGAAATCCCGTACATGTCGAATGATGTGGACGATGATGAAGTGGGGCGCATGTGGGAAGGCGCCGTCCTGACCTGGCGAGGGCACGAATTTCTCGAAGCAGTCCGCGACAAGGACGTCTGGGCCAAGACCGTCGCCGGAGCAAAAAAGGCCGGCAACTTCGGTTTCGATCTACTGCTCGACCTCGCGAAGGCATATGGCAAGCAGTACCTGAAGGAAAGGTTGCCGGGGCTGGAACTATGAGCAGCGAGAGATATTCGAGACAGTTCGTCACCTATCCTGCGTACTGGCTGAGCTGGGAGACGGGATACCTTCACAACAGGAAAAGCCGATGAGCGCACCGCCGGAATCGATCAGAGTGGAAGTTGAGTGGCTGCTTCACGACGGCCGGAAAACGGATCACCCTTTCGATGGTCAGCCATGCATCGAGCTGGGCGTGAGCTTTCAACCACCGACGCAAGTGCCCGGCGGGGCGGTGTTGAATGGCATTACCAGGGTGAAGGCGCTGATCGACACCGGGTCGCAGTGGAATCTGATCGATGAAGAGCTGATCAGGGCTCACAATCCTCCGGTGCTCGACCGACTGATCAACCAAGGTGTCGCCGGATCTGCGATGATGACGAGCCATCGCATTTGGATGATGCTCTATTCCGGAGCTGGTAACATGATGCACGAGACCGGCGCCGGGGGCATCAACCTGAGCGGAAGGAACTCGCCCTGGCGGGTGATCCTCGGCCGCAAATTCCTGCAGGCGACGAGGTTCACATATGACGGCGCCACCGGCATTCGCGAGTTGGAGATTTTCCTTAATCCGGCGGGCCTGGTCTAGCTGTTGATGAAAGGTTGAGGACAAGAAACGATGAAGTACGCTGCCGCCCGCCCGTTCGAAGATCCTGAAGCCGCAGCCCGCAAGCTGGTCGAGATCGCGGCGAGCGTCGAAGCCGTACAGGACGGACGCATCCATATCGAGAAGATCATCGCGCCGTTCCTGTTCACGCACAAGGCCAAGGGCAGCGAGTTCGGCGCCGGCATCACGTTCGCGGTCGAGCGCGGTTGGTTGGAGCTGCACAAGAGCGGGACTTACGTGCGGCTGAAGCCGGCGGGTGAGAATCTGCTAGCGACCTGATGGCTTGGTCCGCGCGCTTCGACGATCCGATTCTGTTGCCGGACGGCGGCGAGTTGACGACGTTGCTCGATGCCGGCAGCTACATCGCCGCACTACCGCCTGACATCCACGACCGGCCGGAGTGGAAGGCGGCGATCGAGGCATTGCTCCTGGTCGCCGATAATGGCGGCCCGACGATGCTGGCACGGATCGGAATGATGCGGGCGCTTAATCAGGGAAAGCCGATGCCGGACTTGAAGCGAACGGCACGCAAGATCAATCTCATTCGCTGACTAATTGGAGCAATCTATGTGGGAGCACTTTTGGGATTGGCTGGGTAAGCTGCCACAGAGCAGCGCAAGCTTCGTCGGTACGCTTACTGGTTCAAGCCTCGGGTTGATCGCGCTTTTGACCGGAGCGCTCGTAAATGCATCGCTAAATCGTCGCCGCGACGATCGGTTGCGCAGGCACGACCGCACGGCCGTGGCCACGGTGCTGCACGCCGAACTCACTGGGATGCGACGAACACTCATTGAGAACGCCGAGCACCTAGAGAGCAACCCGCCTGATCCAAAGCAAGGTTTCGTGGTCCCTGCGCCCTCGGCGCGACTGCTCGATGACGCGACCTCAAAGATTGGCTTGCTCGGAACAGACGCAGTTCGCAAGGTTATGGACGCCTACGTCCTGAATGAGGCCTATCTGACAGATCTCATCCTGGCTGGTGGCCAGCAGCATCCAGGAACGCCAGAAGACCGCTCCTTGATCTTCATGCCTGGTCGATTAGCGCCCTTCGTCGCGGAGTTCAATCGGACGAGAGCAACCGCAGTTGACGCCGCGTTGAAGGCGCTTTCTCCGTTTCTCTAGTTCACCGTTGGCCGTCTGCAATGCGTGGGGGAATAGCGATGACTGAGCTGGCGAGTGGCTAGGCGCCCACTCTCGCTTTGTAAGGGAGCGAGACCGCCCCAAGATTGACCGCGAGCGCCGTCCCCACCATGTTGACGACGTTGTCCGGAGTCTGCGTGCCCCGCGTTCCGAGCTGCGTGTTGTTGGCGCCGCTGGCGAATGTGTTCGATAGCGTGGGTCTCGAATAGCTCGCACCAAAGACCTTGTTGGTCATCGACCCGCCACTCAGCAGACGCATGCCGAGGTTTGCTGTTCCTGCCGGGTCGAAGCTCTTCCCTGACCACGACAAGATCGCCGTCTGCCCGTTGATCGAAGCGTCCGCATCGCGGGTGATGATGCAATAGTCGGCGCTGGTGTTGCCCGGCCCGCGGTTGAGGATCAGGTGATACGGCTGCCGCCCGTACGGGCCGGTGAGTTCGCTCGACTTGTAGACCCGCGCGTAGTCCCATTGCGTCACGCTCGGCACGGCATAGGTCTGCAGCGAGTTTTCGTTGTTCGGCGCAGAGCTATTGGGCGCACTGCCGTACTGATGGAAAAACCCATCGTTCGCCGAATAGATCGTGGTGGCATCGACCAGAAGCCCTTCGTTCGCGAAGGCCGATCCGAGCACCCACCGATTTACGATCTTGTCCAGGTCGATGTCGTAGGCGACGAGATCGGCTGTCGACCCGTTCGCGCCCGCTGTGCCCCACACATAGCCGCCGGTGCCGCGTGTGAGATCGATGGAGATCTGATCGAAGCCGCCCGGCCAGCCCTTGAAGTCGGCGTACCGCAAGAAAACGCCACCGAGTGTGACCCACCACAAATCGCCGTTGCTGCTGTCGCCAATCACCAGCGCCTGTCGCGCATTGTCCCAGTCGAGAGCGTTCGGTACGAACGGCAGCGCCAGCTTCGTCCGCACCGGAGATCCGTCGCGCGCGATGAAGAAGATATACGGCTCGCTCGCATTGCCGGACGCGTAGGCGAGATACTTGGCGCCGCTGGCTTCGCGCACCACCGTGACGCCTTGAATGGAGCCCTGCGCGCTCTCGTTCACGAAGACCTGCGAAACGAATGCGCCCGCCTTTGTCATCTGGACGATCGACGTCGCGGTCAGGTTGCCGCCGGTGCCAGGATAACCGTTGCGCGTCGGACCAAGATTTCCGAGCCACAGATTGTTGCTATTGTCCGGATCGACATCCATCCCGGTGCAGGTGTAGCCCTTTGTCGCTTCGCCGCCGGGGATGTCGCAGACAATCGTCTTGGTGCCCAACGTAAGCGTCGAACCAGCGCTCCAGATGTGCGGGATGGCGGCGCCTGTACCTCCAACAAGCCAGTTGAATTTCGTAGGGTCTTCAGAGAACGGCATGTAGTTCGGCGGCAGCACCGCGCCAAGGTCAGTCAACAGCGACGGCGCAACCGCAAGCGGATGCGTCAGCGACCGCGTCAGTCCATGTGTAGCTTTAACCACTGAAGACGCCGCAAGACGTGCCGGCGCGGCGGCTGAAGCGATACGTGCCAGGAGCGACGATCATCAGCGCGGGCTTCGCTGTCGTGAGGCTGTCGATCAGGAAATATTCGCCGGTGTCGGCCTTCAGAAAGATATCGACACAGGCGTAGCCGCCGACGTCGGGGCCAGCGGCATCCTTCAGGCAGACCGTGAGAGGTGTGCCGGCTACCACGACCTGGTCCGCGGAGTTTTGCGCGGTAGTACCGATCGCCAGGATCTCGCTGGGCATCTCAGATCACCTTCGCCAAGCAGAGAGGAACCGTCACGTCGAAAGCGACGTTGCAAAACTTGTGAAACTTGAAATGATCTGACACTGCGCGATGCTCCAGCGTTGAAGGCGAGCGATGCGCTACAGTTAAGCTGTCGACCTTGAATTCCGCACCCTGACACGTGTCAGGGTTACGAAGCAGGCGCTGTCCCGGCCATTGTGGTCGCATGTCGGGGAAAAACACAAGCACAGCGCTCAACACGGTTCGCGGCGTCGGCGTCGAGATCGCCTTCAGCGCGCAAGGCGCCGTGCCCGAATGGATCATGATCGTGCCCGCCGGCAAAGGCGGTGTGATCGAGACCGTTGATGGTCGCGGCCCGTACCGCATGCAGGACGCGGCGCATCTCGCCGCCGAGAGCATGAAGGCGGCGCCGGGCGGCCAGTTCGTGCTCGACGAAACCCACGCGACAGACCTCGCTGCCACTGAAGGCCGTCCGGCCCCGGCGCGCGGCTGGTTCACCGATCTCCAGGCGCGCGCCGACGGCATCTATGCGCGCGTCGACTGGAATGCGGCCGGCAAGGCGCTGATGGCCGACAAGGCCTATCGCTTCATCTCGCCCGTATTCGCCCACGACAAGGCCGGCAACATCATGCGGGTGTTGCGGGCTTCGCTCACCAACACGCCGAACCTCATCGGCATGGCCGCACTCAACACACAGGAGACTTCCGACATGGACTTGCTCGCCCAAATTCGCCAGGCGCTCGGCCTCGGCGACACCGCCGACGAAACCGCCGTGATCACCACGATCAAGGCCCTCAATGCCGGCGGCACGGCGATGCAGTCCATCTCGACCGCCTTCGGTCTCGCCAAGGATGCCAGCGGTGAGACCGTCCTGAGCACCGTCAAGAAGGCGGCTGATGCGCTCGCCTCGGTCGCCAAGGCAGCCGGTCTGCAGAATGCAAGCGATCCCGCGGCTGTCGTCTCGGCGGTCGAGAAGCTCGCGACCGGCGTACCTGACCAAGTCAAAGCACTTCAGTCCGAACTGTCGACCGTGACCACCCGTCTCAACACCGCGATCGCCACGTCCGCCAAGGAGCGGGCTGAGGTCTTCGTCGATGGTGAGATCGCGCGCGGGCGCATGGGCGTCAAAGCGCTGCGCGATCACTACATCGCGCGCCACTCCGTGAGCCCCGAATCCGCCGCCGTGGTCGAGACCGAGATCAAGGCGTTTCCGATCGTGCAGCCCGGCGCGCTGCTCACCGTGACGCCGTCCGCCGACAAGAAGGAACTGGCGAGCGATCCGGTCGCGCTCGCTGCCGCTGCGACCGCGCATCAGAAGAAGCTCGCAGAGCAAGGCCAGACCATCGACTACGCAACCGCTGTCACCTTCGTCGCCGCCAACCCGCCGAAGTAACTGGAGCCTCTAGGCACATGATCCCCACCTTCATCCGGTCCCACATCTGCACGGCCGACGTCGCGCCGTTCAAGATCGTCAAGTTCTCCGACGTTGCCGCCTCGAAGAAGGTCGCGACCGCGAGCGCGGCCACCGATCCGATCATGGGCGTTTCCGACGCACAGGGCGGCTCGAACGGCAACACCGTCGACGTGATCCGTCGCGGTCTCGGCCAGGTGACGCTCGGCGGCATCGTCGCGGCGGGCGATCCGCTTACCTCGGATGCCAGCGGCAACGCGATCAAGCTTGTCGGCGCCGCGACTACGATCAAACGCTTGGTCGGCTTCGCCGAGGAGCCCGGCGTCGCCGGCGACGTCATCGACTTCGACGTGCAGCCCGGCCTCTTGCAGCTGCCGTAACCGTCTCCCGCCAATCCTGCATCACCAGCTCACGAGAATATCATGGCTCCCAATCGTCCCTTCGTCGTCGATCCCGTCCTTACCGCCATCGCGATCGGCTATCGCAACCCGGCGCAGTCGCTCATCGCCGATGCGGTGCTGCCGCGCGTGCCAGTCGGTGGCGAGAAGTTCAAGTGGACGTTGTACGATCTCGCGCAGGCCTTCAACGTCCCAGACGCGCGCGTCGGCCGCCGCGGCCGCGTCCAGCAGCTCGAGTTCAACGGGACGACGCAGAACGACGCCGTTGACGATTACGGTCTCGACGCGCCGATCCCGAACTCGGATATCGACGCCGCTGCAAACGCGCGCACGCTGGGTCTGTCAATGTGGGACCCTGAGGCTCACGCGGCCCAGACGTTGACCGACACTATCAACAACATCCGCGAAGTACGCGTCGCCGGCATCGTGCAGAACGCCGCGAACTACAACGGCGCGCGCCAGGTCACGCTGTCCGGTACCTCGCAGTTTTCCGACTACACCAACTCCGATCCGATCGGCGTGATCAAGACGGGCACCGAATCCACGCTGGTCTATCCCCCGAACAAGATGGTGATGGGCCGCGCGGCCTGGTCGAAGCTGTCGAGCCATCCAAAGATCGTCAACGCCGTGAAGGGCAACGTCACCAACGCCGGCATCGTGACGCGCCAGCAGGTTGCCGAGCTGTTCGCCGACCAGGGCATCAATGAGGTGCTCGTCGGTGACGCCTTCTACAACACGGCGAAGCCCGGCCAGGCCGCGACGCTGGCCCGTGCCTGGGGCAAGCATATTGCGCTGCTTTACATCAACCCCATCGCGCAGCCCGAAGCCGGCGGCATCACCTTCGGTCTCACCGCGACTTACGGCAACAAGATCGCCGGCCGCATCGAAGACCAGGATGTCGGCCTGACCGGCGGCATTCGCATCCGCACGGGTGAGCGGCTCAAGGAGGTCGTGGTCGCCCAGGACGTCGGCTACTTCATCCAGAACGCGGTTGCCTGAGGATCACCATGGTAACGAAAGCAGAGAAGGCCGCTGCCGCGAAAGCCGCGGCCGAGCGCAAGGCCAAGGATTCCAAGCCGCCGGCTGAGGCGGCAAGCGAAGCGTCCAGCGAGACTGCGCCGGACGCACCGGCGGGCTCCGACGAGGAGCCCGCCACCCATTCGGCCGCAGAAGCCGAGGAGGCCTCGGGCCAACAGCGACAAGCCCCAGATAATTCGTCAGCGGACCCGGCCGGAGCGTCTTCGTCTTCCGCTACGCCCGGATCTGCCGGCGAAGCGCCGGGAGCCGCGACGACCACGCCGAGCAAGGCCAAACCGTCCCAACAGAAATCAACTGAGAGGCGCGATTTTAACGTGCTGCGTCCGCTCAACCATGACGGCGAAGAGTGCGAGGTCGGCACCTCCGTCGCGCTCACGCGCAAGCAGTTTCTCGCCCTCAAGGCAGCCACCGTCGTCGACGGCGACTGGCCGGATGATCAGGAGGCCTGATGTCGTTCTACGTCGAATTCACCGGTCGCTCGCGCACCCATGCGCTCCAGCTCCTCGAAACCCGCAAGGCGAGCCTTCCGGCCGTCGTAGTCGACTTCATTGGCGTCGCGCTCAAGAGCATGCCGAAACCGCCCGACTTCAATCAGCAGATCATTGCGGTCAAGGCGCAAGGCCATCTCATGAGCAACGGCGACTTCACGTTGCAGCTGCTTGAGATCAAACCGACGCTGATCCCGGACTGACGTCCGGTCCTTTCCGCGGGCAAGTCGAGTGGGCGTCGAAAGTCGATAGCCTTCGGCGGGTTCAATTCCTGCCCCCGCAACCAGTTCGGAATTCGTGCGCCGTGCCAATCACCCGCAGCTGATTGGGTCCTGACAGACAGCGGCTCACGGATCATCCCTCGGTCCTTTCCTAGGGCGCGAATGCCTGAGCGGCGGGACCGAGGGAACAGTTTCACCAAGGGCGCATCACATGCCGAAGGCCGATTTCTCGATTGACGAGCCCAGCTATCAGGAAGGCCGAGCGGCCTTCGCGTCCGGCGCATCCATCCGCTCGATCGTCATGCAAGTGCAGTCCTCGATCGGCGCCGGCAGCTTCGACGAAGACAAGGTGTTGTCCAGCTCGATCGGCTTCGTCGATGCGCTGCTCGATCATCTGCGCGGCATCAACCCGCCTTCAAAGGCGGTTTGAATGAACTCCACCCTGGGACAGCGTTGGCCGCGTGAAGTCGTAGTCGATCATGGCGATGGCACGGTCTCGCTGTTGCAGGACGTCGATGCGATCGACTGGGCGAAGGTGCGCGGCCGTCGCGCCGGCGACGTCATCCGCAAGCTCGCATGGCGCGCGCCTCTTGTGCCGGAGGCCGCATGACCTACACCACGCAAGCCGAAATGATTGAGCGCTTCGGCGAGCCCGCGCTGATCGACCTGACCGACCGGGCCACGCCGCCGGCGGGTGCGATCGACGCGGCCGTCGTCGCCGACGCGCTGACCGACACCGACGCAATGATCGATGGCTATCTGCTCGGCCGGTACCAGCTGCCACTCGCCACGACGCCGGCATTGCTCAAGGATCTCGCCAAGTCGATTGCGATCTACAAACTGCACGGCGACAGCGTCGCCGAGAAGATCCGAACTGACTATCAGGACGCATTGAAGACCCTGGATAAGGTCGCCGCGGGCACCATCCGCCTCAACGTCGCTGGCGTCGAGCCGGCATCGTCCGGCGCGACCGGCGTCAAGGTCACCGACCGTCCGCGCGACTTCACGCCCGACAATATGAAGGGCTTCATCTGATGACCGGCGCACTGCTCCAGGTCGGGTTAAAGGATGCCGAGGAAGCACTCGCGGATCTCGGCGGCCTGATCGCGCGCCTGGATGATCCGACGCTGGCTTTCGAAGATGTCGGCCAGGCGCTGATCACCTCGACGCATGATCGCTGGGATCGAGGCGTCGCGCCAGACGGCTCGCCCTGGCCGAAGAGCCTGCGCGTCAAGAAGTACGGCGGCAAGACGCTGAAGCTGTCGGCCCGGCTCTATCGATCGGTCACCGCCAACGCCTCACGCACCGGCGTCGAGATCGGCACCAACGTCGTCTATGCCGCGATCCATCAGTTCGGCGGCAGCGTCGACAAAGCGGCGCGCGATGCGGTGCTGCACTTCAAGGTGAACAAGAAAACCGGCACCTGGCGCTTCGCCAGGGCGACCAAGAAGGCGACCCTTGCGCAGAAGCGGCGGATTGGCGCCCACACCGTGACACTGCCGGCGCGGCCCTTCCTCGGCCTCGACCAGGACGATCCGCGCACCATCACCACGATCTTCGAAAACTTCCTCTCGGCCGGAGGTGCGCTGCAATGAGCACGCTGGAGCAGAGCGTCGCCGAACGGATCGCCGACCAGGTCCCCGCGCTCGCCGGCCGGATCGAGGACATCGCCGAGCTGGCGGCGCTGATCGCCGCGGGCGCGTTGCCTCAACACGACGTCTTTGCCTTCGTCGTCCCGCTCGGTTTCGACGATCGCGGCGGCGAGTCCGCGACCGGCGTGCACACGCAGATGATCGAAGACGCCGTGGGCGTCATTCTCGGTGTGAAGGCGCGCGGCGACGCCAAGGCCAAGAAGGCGCTGCCGTCGATCGGCGAGCTGAAGAAAAACGTTGTCAACGCGGTCGCCGGTTGGGGGTCGGACAATAGCGCCGACGTTTTCTATGTGCGCCGTGGCCGGCTGCTGTCCGCCGACAATGGGCTGGTGCTCTACCAGATCGATTTTTCGCTGACCGACCAACTGAGGATCACATGAGCGACGACATCAAGCATGAGCAGCCGTCCGCTGGCGGCAGCTTCATCCGGCAGCCCGACGGTTCGTTGGCGCGCAATGAAGAGAAGCCGGCGGTGAAGGAAAGCAAGCCGCCGTCGACGTCGAAGAAAAGCTAGGAGTTCTGAGCCATGCCGATCTATTTCCGCAAGATGGTGCTGCTCTCCAAGATCGAGACGGCCTACGCGACTGACCCAACCCTGACGGGTGCAGCGAACGCGATCCTGGCGAAGAACGTCTCGATCTCCGACATGGAAGGCAACGACGTCTCGCGCGATCTCGTGCAGCCAAACTTCGGCAACCAGCCGACCCTTCCGGCCGACACGCACATCACGATCGAGTTCGACACCGAGCTGGCCGGCTCCGGCACCGCCGGCACCGCCCCGGCGTGGGGGCCGCTGTTCCGCGCCGCTGGCTGCGCGGAGGTGATCGTGCCGACGACATCGGTGACCTATTCGCCGATCACCGATTCCATCGAGAGCGCCTATCACAAGTTCTGGATGGGCTCGACGTTACACGCGATCAAGGGCTCGCGCGGCACCGGCAAGCTCAACATCAACGCGCAGGGCATTCCCTTCGTGCATTGGAAGTTCTGGGGCCTCTATACGCCGCCGAGCGAGGTGGCCGCGGCAACGCCCGTCTTCACCGCGTGGAAGAAGCCGGTGATCGTCAACAAGGCCAACACCCAGTTCACGGTGAACAGCGTTGCCCTGGTGACGCGTAGCTTCTCGCTCGACCTGGCCAACCCGGTCGAGCCGCGGCTGCTGATCAACAGCGAGAGCATTCAGCTGACCGACCACAAGGAGCAGATCGAGTTCACCTCGGAGGCCGTGCCCGTGTCCGGCGCTGGAAGCCTCGATCTCCACGGCCTCGCTACGACTGCCGCGACGGTTCCGGTCTCGCTGACCCACGGCGTCACCGCCGGCAACATCATCACCTTGAGCGCGCCGACCGCACAGTTCCAGCGCCCGAGCGGCTACTCGAACAACCAGGGCATCGCCGAGCGCGGGTTGAAGATGCTGCCGCTGCCGACCGCCGGCAACGACCAGTGGTCGCTCGCGGCGACCTGATCCACCTCACCAACGTCCACTGTCAGGAGACTTTCAAGCATGTTCAACGTCACTGCAAAGCGTACCTTCACCCATGACGTGAAGGTCTCGATGCCCGTCGACGGCGGATTCAGCGACGAAGTGCTGAAAACCACCTTCAACTACATTCCGAGCGACGAGATGCAGCAGGTCGCACAGACTGACGACGCGTTTCTTCAGGCCGTCGTCAACACCTTCCATGACCTGGTCGACGACGGCAAAAATCCGGTCGCTTGCACGGCCGAGCTGCGCGCCGCGATCCTGCGCAACTCCAACGTCCAGCAGGCGCTGATCACTCACTACACCTCGGCCATCCGCAAAGTCCCGCAGGGAAACTGAAATGGGCTGCCAGGCGCTGGGCGAGAGCGGCGCGATCGGCAGCCCCGGACGAAAGCACCACTTCCGACGATGCGATCGTCGAGGGCATGGCGGAAGCAGGCATGGATGCGGCGTCGCTCGCGGTCTTGCGGGAAGCGCTCGACGCCGACACCGCCGGGCCGGATGCCGGCGACGAGTTCGAGGGCATCTGGCCGGAGAACGTCGCCATCGTGGAAGCCTTCCTGGCCGTCTGCACGCAGTGGCGGGTGGCACCATCGAGCGCAGGCGGACTGATCTCGCCGGCCGGCGGCGGGATCGCACCGACCGTCTCGGTCGCAATCGGCCTCGACTACACCGCCGTGAAGGTCGGGCTCGATGCTGAATCGATCGAGGTAACTCCGGCGTTGTGGCGCGGGCTGCGCGTCATGGAGACGGCAGCCTGCAACGCGTTGAATGAGGATCTGAGTTGAGAGTCTCGCTCGTCATCGACGGTGATGCGACCGGCGCCAAGAAAGCGGCGCAGGACGCGAGCACGGCCGTCAGCGACATCGGCGCGTCCGCGGCGAAGGCCAACGCCGCCACGAACTCGGCAAACGACAACGTCGCCAAGAGTGCAGGCCTCGCCCGGCACGAGATGATCAACCTATCGCGCCAGCTCCAGGACGTCGGCGTGTCGCTGGTCTCCGGGCAGTCGCCGTTCATGGTGCTGGCGCAACAGGGCACGCAGGTCGCCGACATCTTTGCGACATCGAAAGGCACGGTCGGCGAGTTCTTCGGCCAGGTCACGTCCGGCCTCGGCAAGATCCTCACGCCGGCGCGCCTGGCCGTCGGCTCGGTGGCTGCGCTCGCTCTTACGGCGGCGACAGCAACCGTCAGCTGGCAGGACTCGCAGAAGACGATCCAGGTCGGCCTGCAAGGCATCGGCCGCGCATCAGGTGCGACCGTCGGCGACATCAATAGGATCGCCGAGGCGAGCAGATCGTTCGGCACGGTGTCCACGTCGAGTGCCCGAGAGTTCGCGACTACGCTCGCCGCGACCGGCAAGATCGGCGTAGAAAACATCGAGCTTCTGACATCGCAGGCCAAGAGCTTTGCGAACGTGCTGGGCACCGACATCCCGACTGCCGGCCAGTATGTCGCCAAGGTGTTTGCCTCGCCGGGCGAAGGTGCCAAGGAACTTGCCCAGCGCATCGGCGGCATCGACGCCGCGACGGTGAAGTACGTGGCCACGCTCGAAGCGCAGGGCAACCGGCAGGAGGCGATCAAGGTCCTGTCGGATGCCATCGCACCGTCGATCGCCAAAGCCACGGATCAGACGGGTTTCTGGGCGAAGTCGCTGAATGTCATCACGGACAGCGCAAGTCGTGCGTATGACTCGACAGGCAAGTTCATCAGCCAGCTCGGCGTCAACGGGCTCGCGGGTCAATCCGAGAGTGCGCTCGAAAAGCAGCGCAAGGATCTTGAAGCACTAATCCAAACCACGGCGAAGGCGGGACTGCCGGAATTTGATGTCTCGCAGATGCGGGAGCAGCTCAATGCCGTCAACGATGCGCTGATCAAGATTCAGCAGAGCCGCAAGGCGGCACTTGGCGTCGATGCGGCCCAGACGACCTTGCAAGCGTCTCCCATCGTCGATGCGCTGGCGCCGGCACCGGCGATCATCAGGAACGTAACGGCCAACCTCGAGCTACTGACCAAGGTCATGAATGACCCGGCGTTCGAGACGTTTCGCCAGAAGGTGGGCGAACAGTTGCCGCTGGCGTTTGCCCGTCTGCAAAACCAGGCCGCGACGCTGGCGCTCAACCCGCGGCTGGCCGATCCGATCCAGTCGCAGATCGACAGCCTGACGCTCCAGAGCAGGTTGCTGTCGGATCAATCGCCGGCGATGCGCCAGCGCGTTGAATATCAGCTGGCCTACAACGAGGCGATTAAGCAGGGAGCATCCGCTGAGGAAGCGAGGACGCTCGCTACCCTGCGTGGCAAGCAGGCAGAGGGCGGTGAAGCAACCATCATCCAGCAGGCGCAAACTCGGCTTGCCCTGTACGGTCAGACGACGACGGCTGCCGAAGCGCAGCGATCAGTTGAATTGAACCTGCAAGCAGCCAGCCTACAAGGCATCACGATCGACAGCCGGCGCTCCGCACTCCTCAAGCAGCTCGCCGCTGATCAGACCATCGGCGTCACCCAGATCAGGGCGAGCACCGACGCGCAGAACGTCGAGGCTGCGACGGTCGGCATGTCGGCCGGCAAGGCGGCCGAGTACGCCGCCGCGCAGAACGCGATCAACGAGGCGCGGCGCTCCGGCCGCGAGCTGACGCCCGAGAACATCAGCCAGATCCAGCGCGAAGCCGCGGCGCTGGGAGAAGCGACCGCCAACGCGGATCTGTTGAGGTCGGCTTACACCGGTCTCGTGCAAGGACCGATGCAAACGTTCACATCTGCGATCGCCAACAATTCGACTTGGTGGGACGCGCTCAAAAAGTCCGGCGTGAGCGCGCTTACGGCGATCTCGAACAAGCTGATCGACATCGCCGGGCAGAATCTTTTGGGCGCGGCGTTCGGCGGATCAGGTGGCGGCGGGCTGATGGGACTGCTCGGCCTCGGTGGCGGATCGGTCGGCAGTTACGGCCAGGTCGCCAACGCGACGGGGCTCGGTGCCGGCACTGGAGGCATCTCGTTTCCGATGTTCGACGGCGGCGGCTTCACGGGCCGCGGCGGACGCCTGGAGCCCGCCGGCGTCGTTCACAAGGGCGAGTACGTGTTCGACCAAACCTCTGTCGGCCGCGCTGGCGTCGGCTTCCTGTCGGGCCTGCACCGCAGCCTGCGCGGCTACGCGGACGGTGGTTTTGTCGGCAGTTCATCGGGTGGAAGCTGGGGCGCCGGGCAATCGTCGGGCGTCAAGGTCGATGTCGCCGTCTCCGTCGACAACAACGGCAATCTTCAGGCCTTCGTGAAGAACGTCTCGATGCAGTCGGCCAACGAGACGGTGAGCGGCTACGTGTCGAGTCCGCAATTCGTCGATCACGTCGGAGCTGCCGCGACGCAGGCCCAAACTGAGCGGAAGTTCGGATGAGCATCAGTTTCCCGCGCACCGACGTCCTGACGCTGGTCGGCTTCGCGCCGCCGTTCAACTTCGATCTCACGCCACAGCAGGAAACCAGCCGGCTCGCGGATGGCACGTCGATCGGCAAGGATCTCGGTCCGGCGCTGTGGTTCGGCACCTACACCACAGACGAGCTCTACAACGACGTGCTGGTCGACTATCAGGCCGTGCTGAACTCGCTCGACGGCGTCATCAATCCGTTCGAGGCCTGGGACATCCGGCGGCCGTGGCCGCGTGCCCACAAGGACGGATCTGCATCGAACGGCCTGCTGGCATCGGTGAACGCCAACAACAAGGCGGTCTCGCTCTCCGGAGTAAATGCCGCCCAGGTCGTCTCGCGCGGCGACTACCTGTCGTTCAACTACACCGGCGGCCGGGCGCTGCACCAGGTGATGGAGACCGTCACGGCGAACGGCAGCGGCGTCACGCCGCAATTCGAGGTGCGTCCGCATCTGCGCGCGGGATGGGCATTGTCGGCGGCCGTGAATGTGAAGGCGCCGCGCGGGCTCTTTACCCTCACGCCGAAGTCGGTGGCGCCGACGCAGACGCGCGGCAAGTCCGGGCGGATCGCGTTTCAGATCGAGCAGTATCTCGCATGACCGGTTCGCTCTCCGCTCCGAATTTCGCGGCGCTCCAGGCGCGCCGGCTGAAGCCGCGCGATTTCATCTGGTTTGTCGTGCGCGACCGCACCACGGGCAATCCCGTTACTGACGGCTATTGGTCGGACATCGGCTCGATCGACGCGCAAGTGATCGACCCAGACACCGGCTCGACCGTCACTCGCACCTTTGGCGGCGCCCGCGGTCTGATCTCCATCTCGGACATCCCGCGCGTGTCGAACCTCACGGTGCAGAAGATCACGATCAAGTTGGCGCAGGTCGCGGACCGGGTGAACGACCTAGTTCGCGGCTACGACTGCAAACAGGGCAAGGTGCAGATCTTCCGCGGCCTGTTTGACATCTCGACCAACGTCATGGTGGCGCCGGCGTTTCCGCGCTTCGTCGGGACCATCGACACTGCGCCCGTCACCACGCCGAAGGAAGGCGAGACGGGCGATGTCTCGCTCTCGTGCACGGGCCACACCGCCGAGCTGACGCGCTCCAATCCCGACACGCGCTCCGACGCCTCGCAGCGGCTGCGCAGCGCCACCGACAACTTCTACCAGGACACGGCGACCGTTTCCGAGTGGCAGCAATATTGGGGCAAGCAAAGTGGGCCGATCGACCTCGTCGGCATCGCCAAGGCTTCTGGGCTGTTCAACAAATGATCCGCGGTGCAACCATGTCCGACACCGGCCGCGCGATCGAGCTGCTCCGCGATTCCCATCTCGCGGCCGGCTTCGACGGAACGGGTGCAAGCGGGTTCGCCGTGCCCTTCACGGCTGCCTATGCCGAGCGGCTGTTCGTTCAGCATCTAGAGATGATGAACGGCTGTGCAATCGTTCACGATGTCGACGACATCGCCCAAGGCATCCTGTTGGCGGTCGCCATCGAGCATCCGTTCGGGCCAGTTTGGCTCGCCAGCGAAACAGTGTGGTGGATCGATCCGTGCCACCGCGGTCGATCGGCAATCGCAATGCTCGACGCCTATGAGGCCTGGGCGCGAGGGAAGCGGTGCAGTTTTGTCGGCATGGCGGGCATGGGCGACGATCCGGTCATTGCGCGGCTCTACGAGCGGCGGGGTTATCGGCGCGCCGAGACCCATTTCTTGAAGGCGGTTTGAAATGGCGATTTTCACCGCCATCGGCACCGCAGTCGCCGCGACCTTCTTCGCTGGGAGTGCCATCGCCGCGAGTGTCATCACAGTCGGCCTCAGCCTGACTGCCTCCATGGCGCTGTCATACGCGGTCAAGGCGTTATCGGGAAAGCCGGCGCAAAGCACCGACAGCTTCGGCGTGCAGGGCAAGCTCGCCGGCGGCGGTGATGTGCCGCGCTCGTTCGGCTTCGGCTATCACGCCACGGCGGGCTCGCTGGTCTACGCGAACTTCTTCGGCAGCGGCTATGACACCCCGAACGCGCTTCAGTGCTGGGTCATCTCGCTCTCGGATCTGCCGGAGAAGCTGGTCGGGGTGTGGGTGAATGGCCAGAAGATCACGTTGCCCGCCGGCGCCGCTGACTACCAGACGGTCGGCTCCGGCAACCTCGGTTACGAGGTCCCCGAATACATCCGGCCGCACAATGGCGAAGGCGCGCCAACAGCTCATCTCTGGGTCAAGTTCTACGATGGCAGCCAGACGGCCGCCGATGCCTTCCTGGTCTCGGCAATGGCGGCGTCCGCGCGTCCCTACCAGAGCACGCGTGTCGGCAAGGGCGTCTCCTACGCTGTCGTAATCGCGTTCAACGACGAGAACCTCTGGACCGGCTTTCCAACCTTCAAGTTCGAGCTGTCGGGCATTGCGCTGTACGATCCGTCGAGGGATTCCACGGTGGGCGGCAGCGGCACGCACCGCTTCAACGATCCCGCCACCTGGGGCGGTGATGGCGATCAATATCCGGCCGTGCAGGCCCATGCCGTGCTGCGTGGCATCTCCTATCAAGGTGTCTGGCTTTACGGCCTTCAGAACATGGTGGCGGCGCGGCTGCCAGTGACGAACTGGATTACCCAGATCGAAAAGTGCCGCGTCACCGTCGTTGGCGCTGCCGGCCTTGAGCCGACCTACCGCACCGGCATGCAGGTCAACGTCGATACGCAGCCGGTGAATGCGCTCGAAGCCCTGATGACGGGGTGCCAAGGCAAGATCTCGGAGATCGGTGGCTTCTACAAATGTCGTCTCGGTGCGCCCGACAGCCCGAGCTTCAGCTTCACCGACGGTGATATCCTCTCGACTGAACCTCAGAGCTTGCGGCCGTTCTTCTCGATCTCGGACAGCGTCAACGGCATCCAGGCCAAGTATCCCGACCCGTCGCAGGGCTGGAACATCGCGACCGCGCCGGCCTATTACCGCACCGACCTGGAAATCAAGGACGGCAACCGCCGCTTGATGGCGAGCCCGCAATTCGACGCGGTGCCTTATCCCGAACAGGTGCAGCGGCTTCAGAAGTCGGCGATCGAGGAAGGCCAGCGCGCGCGCGGCCACAACATCGTTCTGCCGCCGGCCTTCTGGACCGTCGAACCTGGTGACGTCGGCCGATGGACGTCCGCGCGCAACGGCTATAGTGCGAAGCAGTTCCGGGTCGACGCCGGCGCGGACAAGGCCAACCTCGACGTTCCGCTGACGCTCACCGAGGTCGATCCCAACGACTACGATTGGGATCGCGACACCGACCTCAAGCCGGTCGTTTCAGGCGCGACGGTGTCGAACCCGCCGCCGGCGCAGGGCATTGCCAGCTTCGACGCGCAGCCCTATTCGCTTGTCGACGATAGCGGCATCGTGCGCCGGCCAGCGATCCTGATCTCCTGGGACGGCTCACAGCCCGGCATCAGCGCCGTACAGTTCGAGGTACGGCTGGCATCGGACTCGTCCAGCGTGACGCGCGGACGCACCGATCGCGTCAGTGCCGGCAATCTCATCATCACGCAGTCGATCCTGCCTGCTGTGACTTACCAGGTGCGCGGGCAGTACATTCCGTCTTCGCCGCGCGACATGCTGTGGTCGAGCTGGATCACGGTGACGACGCCCGACGTCCGTCTCTCGCTGACCGAGTTCGACGCGGCCGTGAGAGCGCAGGTCACGACGATCTTCAATCAGCTGACTGACAAGGTCGATCGGATCGAGCAGGACTTCGCATCGCGGCTTGCGAACCTCTCGGCGCGAGGATGGAATGACAAGACAGAGGTGCGAACGCAATACAACGCGCGCGCCGATGTCGCGGCGGCCTCGATCGAGGACGTCCGGATTGTCGCCGTCGATGCCTCGGAGGCCTTCGCAAGTTACACCGCGCTGGTGACTGCGACATGGGGTTCTCTCACCGCTTTCGTCCAGGTGTCCGCCAACGCGATCGCGACGCTCGACGGCTACGCCGCGGCCTCATATGGCGTGGCATTGAGCGTGGACGGCTACGTCATCGGGACGAAGCTGATCAACGGCGGTCCGGGTCTGTCTTCTTTCGCCGTCCAGGCCGACAAGTTTCAGTTTCAGTTTCCTGGCTACAACGGTGGCCTGCCTCAAGACGTCTTCGCAATCGGAACCATCAATGGTGTCGCAGCAGTCGGCATCAGGGGCAACCTCAATCTCGACGGCACCTTCAACGTGAAGGCCATCGCGGCCGGTTCGATCGACGTCATCTATCTCAAGGCGAACTCGATCGACTCCGCGTCGGGCGTGATCAAGGCTCTCGGCGTGGGTAGTCTGAGCATCGCAGACAATGCGGTCACGGTGCCGGTCGCACAGACGACAGGAGCCGCTGTATTTGGCGCCGGCTTTGGTAACTGGGTGTCGTTTTTCAGTTTCAACATGTCCATAGACACCACGGGTTTGTCGAACAAGCCTATCGTGATTTACGTGAGCGTGAACTCGATGTGGGCTAGTGGCTCCCCCGCTACAGAGACGGGACAATTCCGCTTTTTGCTCAACGGCTCACAAGTCAATTATTACCAAGTGACGCTGCCAACCGGCGCGAGCGCCCCGACACCACTGTCCGGTGCTATCAGCATTACAGGTACTGGCGGCATTGTATCTGTTTCGATTGCGGCTCAATTCGGATCTACCAGTTCGAATGCGATGTTGGCAGGTGCAACCCTCTTTGCAGTGGCGGCGAAGCGATGAACATTCATTACAACGTCACGACCGGACAAATCATGTCCTATGGTCATGGTGCAGATCACGGCGATGGGTTTGAAGACAGTCATTTCCCCGGCTGCAAAGTTGCGATCATTCCAGATCAGCCGATCGATGCCAGGACGCAGAGGTTTGACGTCGCCACGTGGAAGGTCGTCGACAAGGAGACTCCGGACCCCGACCCGTTCCAGATGTTCGAGGTAAGGGGCGCTGTGCATCGCGAGCTATCCGACACAGATAAATATGTTTTGCCGGACTTCCCGATTTCCGAGACCGAACGCGCAGCGTGGGTCGTCTACCGCAAGGCGCTTAGAGACGCATCGAAGGGGAGGAACTCCGCCGCCGATGTTGTGGCCGCAATACCGAAACGACCAGATGGCACTGACGCGGTCGAATGGCTGCGCGCAAAGCTCAACTCGGAGAATCCTTCATGACCGCGCTTCCTAGCTATTCGACCGGCACCATCGCGGTTGCTGCTGACGGGATCACGGTGACGGGGACGAGCACGCTGTGGCTGTCGGCCGGCAACGCCAAGCCGGGTGACTTTCTCCAGGTCGGGCACTTTGGTGTGTTCATCACCGACGTAGCAGATCACACGCATCTGAGTATTCTGCCGTGGCCCGGCGCGACCGTGAGCGGAGCGGCTTACAATATCTGGAAGCTACCACGGTCCGCTTCGGACGTTTGGGCAGACGTCGACAGGATTGTCGCTGCACTCAATGCCAATGGATACGTGGTTGTCGTCCCGCCGACCTTGACCGCGCCAGATCCGTCGCTCGGTGAAGAGAACCAGACCGCGCTCCAGCCGACGACCGGCAAGATGTGGGTCATGACCGGCGGCGTCTGGCACTATCTCGGGATTTACAAGGGTTTCAACCCTCGCGGCGCTTACGACAATGCGGCGACTTACTCAGTCGGCGACTATGTCAGTTCGGCGGGCTCGTCCTACGTCTGGATCAACGCGACGCCAGGCTCCGGGCACGCGCCACCGAACGTGACCTATTGGCAATTGCTGGCCTCTGTCGGAGCGACAGGAGCAGCGGCTTGGACGCTTCCATCAGTTTGGGTTACTGCGACCGCATATACTGCGACTGCACCTTCGAGCGTGGTCGTCGTAAACGGCAGCACCTATGTCTGCATCGTCTCGCACACCTCGGGCACCTTCGCGACTGATCTTGCCGCCGGCAAATGGATCTTGGTTGCTCAAGCCGCGCCGATCTACAATGTCACCTCGACTGCATCCCTGGCCATTGCGATCGCGTCGAAAGCGTTCACCGGTGTCGCGACCAACAACGCGTATCAGATCGGAGATTATGTTCGCGCCAAATCCAACGCGAACGCGGCCAACTATATGGAAGGGAATGTTACTGCAAATTCGGCCGGCACCCTGACGGTCAACGTCACCAAAACTGGCGGCTCCGGCACCTTTGGAGACTGGAATATCTCGCCGACCGGTGCGCCCGGTGTAGGCGACATGCTCAAAACGGACAATCTTTCCGGGTTGCCTAACGTTGTGACGGCTGCAAACAATGTCGGTGTGGTTTCTTATGCTGGCGCGCAGTCGCTGACGGCGACTAACAAAACACAAGCGCAGCAGAACATCGGGGTGCCGCTCTGTCTTCGCGGCTATATCGATGGACTGATCATATCGACAGCCGGAAGCTCTATTTCGTTCAATGTCGGCCCCGGTGTCGCAACTGATAGCACATCAGCAGATGTTCTGACCAACCCCGGCACCTACACGAAAACAAACCAAGCGTGGGTTGCTGGCTTTTCAGGGCAAGGTTCGCTCGATACCGGCACCATTGCTCCGAACACTTGGTATCATCTCTTTTTCATCAAGCGCGTCGATACTCAATACGTTGATTTCATCACCTCATTGAACCCAGCCGGTCCCGCACTGCCCGCGAACTACAACTATTACAGGCGCATTGGCGCCATGAGGACAGATGGCACGGGGCAGTGGCGGTTGTTTATTCAACAAGGCAACAAGTTTCTTTGGGCGGTGCCTACCTTGGATGACATTACGGCAGTCGGAACTACTTCGGCGCTTGTTACGCTGAATGTCCCGACCGGTGTTAAGGTTGAAGCTGAGATTTATGGTCTTGGTGTAAATACCGCGCAGAGCACGGTTTGGATGATCTCTTCACCTGATCAAGCCGACACGGCTCCATCCACTAGCGGGCCTTTCAGTGGTATTGTTGCAGTCGGAGGCGCCAACAGCGGTTATTCGCAGCTTGTTAGAACGAACACATCGGCCCAAGTGCGAAAGCGAGCAAACGTCGCAACAACCACAGTTTACATCAACACGTTCGGTTGGGTCGATCTACGCGGCAGGGATGCCTAA